TGGAGCTGCGCAAACTGGCGCTCACGGCTTGGGGCCAAGAGGTTCTGTTGGCCAGCCATGTACTGCTGCGCGGCCTCTTGAGGTGACTGCGCCAGGTATTGCTGGCCAAGGCCAAACAGACCTTGGGCCGCTTGGCCCAGAGGCGCGAACTGCTGCTGCGCTGGCTCGGCTTGCGACAGACCACCACCTGCCAGACCTAAGAAGCGGTCTTGCATGGCCGCCAGTTGGGGGTCGAGCGTGTAGCTGGCCCCAGAGACGCGGCCTTGAGGGTCGGTCTGGAACTGCGACTGGCCGAAGCGGGTCGTGATGCCAACCGGACGGAAGCGGGCTTCTTCAGCCGCGAGCTGCGCTGCGCGTTCTTGCGCGGCTGCTTGGGCTTGCGCGGCCTTACGGGCAGACCTGCCGCCGAACAGGCCACCTGCTAACGCTAATCCGCCACTAATAAGTGATGCTGGCATATCAAACTCCAATCAAAACGTCGTCCACCTTTGACGGGTCTTTCTCGTCGGTGGCGTGAATACAAAACCAAACGCAATCCGTGATCGCCTTGACGCCGTGCGTCAAACCAGCCTTGATCTCAATGCAGGCTGGCGCTTCAACAATGTCAATCTCTGTGCCGCGCAGCACCGCCACCTTGCCAGCGGCCAAGATCGACAGGTGGCTGAACTCATGCGTGTGCTTCAGAATGGCTGTGCCAGCCGCGAATGCGGCCTCTTTGGCGTACAGTCCATCGCTGAAGTGGTGGGAGATCATGCTGTCCGTTTCCACATCGCCACAGTGATGTACGGCTGGAGGTTGGCGTTAGTGCCGCTGGAGCCTGCGGAGGCAATGCTTGTAGCAACAGTAATACCAGTCGAAGCCGAGGATGTTGTTTGCGAAGCCTGAACGCCGTCATTATTGGAGCTTGAGGGGATGCTATTAAAACCTACTGACGCATAACTTGTTAATATGGTGTGATTGTGGGTTGGGTCAGTAACAGTAGATGTAGCGGTATGGTTGTGGCTTACCAGCGTAGCATCCTTGCTACCGCCAGTTTCTTCGAGAGCGTCGAACAAGGCATCACTGCCGTTCAAGCCCACCATCACTCGACCTGCACCAAAGGCGGTCCAAGTACCGAAACCCAACAAGGTAGCCGGGTTGGTCGTCACACCTGCGTTGATGTAGATGGAGCCAACGGGATAGAGAGCTTGCAGACCTGCGGTCACAAACGCTGTCGTGGCCAACGCCGTGGTATTGTTACCCGCGCTTTGCGTCACCGCAGTCGTGCCAGTCGGCAGCGCAGGCGTACCCGTAAACGTAGGCGAAATCAGATCAGCCTTGGTCGCCACGGCCACAGCGATGTTGTTGAACTCGGTGTTGATCTCGGTGCCCTTGACGATCTTCAGCGGATCGCCAGACGGCAGCGCGTCCTTGGTGGCGAAATTGGTGCTCTGTACATAGTTACTCATGACATTTTCCCGTCTTTCGATTGGATTTCAATCCGCTGGATCGACAGCGGCGAACCGTTGATGTTGGTTTCGTATCCGGTTTGCACGATTTTACCGCTGCCGCTTGCGCTGGTCGATAAGGTTTGCAAGGCCACACCCTCAGAATACTGAGCGATGTCGTACTCACCAATGCCGTACTCTGAAATCCCTTGCGTTGGAATCAGCGCGTTGGCCGACAGGTAGTTCGTGGCAAAGTCAAAGCCCCACTTCATCGTCACAAACTGATTCGTGCCGCCGATCACCACAACCTTTAGCCGCTTGAGCAGCGACGTGACGTTCTGGTTGCCCAGGTCGGCGTGGTTGGTGAAGTACTGCATCCGGTAGGCCGATGTGTAATCTTGGTAGGTGCTGTACTTACCGATGTAGCCGTTCTTGCCAATCAACACATCACCGTTGCGCCGTGAGAGCAGCGCCGTTGGCTCAATCGAGTTCCAGTTGGTGACGCGAAACGAGCCGTCCTGCAACTGCACGCGGGTATCAAAGCAATACACCTCTTTGACCGACGGCAGCGTCATCAGGTAGAACGCCTCGGCTTCCGAGTAGACCGTCTTGATGCTGGCCAGCGTCTCGCCAGCCACGATGCCCATGAAGTCGCTGCGGATGTTCTTGGACAGGTCACCCAAGGGCGCTGACTTCTCAACAATCGTCCTGGCGAACGACCGGACGCCCGAGTTGGACAAGAACAAGATGTCCTTACCAGTGCTCTGAATGGAGTCACGGGCGATGCAGCCAATGCCGCCCACCGTGTCGCTCAGGCTCATCGTGGCTGGCGTCGTGGCGTTGGCGTACACCAGAATCTGGCGCTTGCCAAAGATGATCAAAAAGCCGTTATGGGCCGCGAGACCAGTCACCTCGTCTGAGCCGTTTGGCCACACCCGGTCGATGTTCAGCGTGCCCGCTGTGCCGGTGCTCCAAACATGGCCGGACAGCAGGTCAGAAAAGAACACCGTCACGTTGTCGGTGGCGGTATCCGCAACCCACAAGCGGCCAAAGGCAGACAGCACAATGTTGCCCGAGGGCACGGTTCCGACGTAGCCTGACTTCTCGCTGACGCGGCGAAAAGTGGTGGTGCTGATGGTCGGGTCGAAGATCAGCGGGTCGTGGCCCGTCTGGAAGAAGTAGGTGATGCCGTTGAGCGAAGCCACCGACCAGTTGCTGGCCGTGATCGTCGGCGCAGTACCCCCACCCCCGTAAGTCAGCTCGACCACAGCGTTGGAGCCGTCCAGCTTGAACAGCTTGTTGTTGCCTGCGAACAGCACAGTCAGCGTGCCGTCAGCCTGCACCAGCTCATGGATGACGCCCACGTTGTTGGCTCCGAGGTCACCAGACGACGAGTTGACCCGTGCCCAGCCCTTGCGCGAGCCAATGCGACCGTACTGGTCAATGATGCAGTTCGTTGCGACCAAGGCAAAACCCTGCGCCAAGTCCAGAGGGCTGTCCTGCGTGTTCAGGCCAAAGAAGCCTGGCGCTGAGATGCTTGCGGTCTGGAGGGCTTGGCTCATATGGCGACAAACTCTTGGTTCTCTGGATAGCGGGTGCCCTCCAGCGCAATCTGATCAGCCAGCATCCCCCGGTAGAGTTGGTACGCCTCGGACGAGTTCAAGCCGCCGTCCTCGCCGCGCTCGACCAGAGCACGGGCATAGGCGTTTTGCACCACCAGCGAGTCAGACACCAGCACCAGTGTGTTGTCAGCCGACAAGGGTGCTTGAGGCACAGTCAGGGCAAATGGGAGGACGTAGACGTTATCTGGACGGGCGTACAGCACGACCTTGGTGTCTCCGTTGCCGTCCACACCGTCAAATGCGTAGTATTCTGGGATGCCGCTGATCGCAGGCACCAAGTTCTGAAATCGATTCATCTGCACGAAGCTGATGTTCTGCATACCGACGTTGGCGGTCGTGTTCAGCGCGTCCATCACTTGGAACTTCTGGCCGGAGCCAGTCAGTGAATAAATGTACGTGCCGGGTGTGGTGGTGATCGTCACCGTCTGCCCGAGCACGTTCCAACTAAAGGCGTCCTCGATCTGGCGCTTGGCGTCGTTGACAAACCGCCCGATCAAGGTGGAATAGGTTGTTTCGTTGCTGGACGACACCTGCGTCTCGCGCAGCCGTATCAGCACATCGTTGATGAGTTGAAGGTAGGTCATTGGCGTGTCAATCCGATTTGGTCAAAGGTTGCGATGATCGAAAACGCGCTGCCTGATTCTGGTGTGACGCGCAGTTGGTCACCCTCTTCAAAAACCACATAGGCGTTGTCAAACTGTGTGTACGTCTTGCTGGTGTAGGTCACCGCAGTCAGCATGTCAATGCTAGTGGCTGCGCTTGCGTCGTACCACTGGACGGTCAAAGTCTTGGACCCACTCCCCGTGTTGTGGACGTACAGCAGGTTGAACAGCGCGTAATAACCCGTCGGCACGGTGTAGACCGTGGTGGTCGCCCCAGCGGTGGGGTTGATGCCGACAGATATGGGTCTCATTTCTTGTTCCTTGCGGAGATCGCCTTGGCTTTGGACTTAGCATCCTCTTTGGACGATGCGCCCCAAGCCTTCAGAGACAAGAGTAGCCGGGTGGGCTTACCGTCTTTCATCTCAGGCCCAGGCATATTGCCCATGCGTGCTAAGAAGGAGGCCCGTCTTGGGTTGTCGCCCGACTTCACGGGAGCTTTGAGATCACCCCCGGTTGACGCATTATAAGACGCCCGACCCTTGGCGTTCAAGCCTCCGGTCTTGGCTTGTCCTTCTTTGCGTTGCCAGGCGGGGGTTTTCATTTCTTTTTGGCCGTCTTGGCCGCAGCCTTGAAGGCGGCAGCGGTTGGAGCGCCCTTGGTGCCGGGCTTGCGCATCTTCTCGCCAGAACCCGCTTTGATGCGGTCTTTCTTGGCTGCGATGTTGGCGTAGAGGCCGGGCTTCATCAGTAGCCTTTTTTGGCTTTGTTGGTCGCCGTGCGAGCACCGCGAACAGGCATGGACTTGACGGGCTTGCCCAACTTCATCGACATCTCTTTGGCTTCTTTTTTGCCCTTGGGTGTGTAGGCAAACTTCTTTGTTCCGACCATTGGCATGATGTGCTCCTTAGATGGTTACTGCCTTGCGGGGTCTGCCCATGCGCTTTACGGGCACAGCGGGCGTCATCGGTAGTTCTTTGCTGGCCTCTTGGACCTTCACCAGTTCACCTTGCTCATCAACCAAAACGTAGCCGCCGTGGCCGCGCATTGAGTCAATGTCGTGTTGCAAAGTGAACGTCACCGTATTACCACTTGCCAAACAACGATATGTAGCCATGATTTTCTTTCTGTAGAAAGGGGGACCGAAGCCCCCCTATCATTTAGACCATGCGAGCCACTACAACGCGCAGCGTTGAAGAAGCCAAGTCAACGGTCGAGCCAGACTCGTTTTGAACACGGAATTTGACGGTATCTGCTGCCGACACATAGCCGGTAACGGTCAAGCCAACCAAATCCACGCCCAAAGACGCGCCGATAACCATATCACCCAAGGCAACGCCGGGGATTGTGATGTCGTCAGTCTCGCCAGCGGCGTCAACCAAGGAGCCAGCGT